CACCAGAGTAATCGGGAGGAACAAAAAAATGAAGACTACTGGCGTCTCCATAGGGCAAAATAGAAAAACCGAGTTCGCTTGGAGTTAATGTTTCTGAACAGCGAATGTGAGTTCTTCCTGCAAAAGCTGCGAGTCCGTCTTCTGCGAAAGTTTTATCGCCGCTGATTGTCTGAGTGCTGGTTAGCGAGACATAGCGAGCGTCTCCAGACGCGACAGTAAGGCCCGTAACCCCACCCGCCGCCTCTGATAAGAAGGCCACAGGAACGCCCCCAATAGATAGTCTGCCGCCGCTTTGGGAGAGGGTGGACTGATTGAGGATTATGTTACGAAAGGCGAAGGACATGCGCGGCTAGTTTTCCTTCTTTACACTAGAAAGCGATTACCAGCATTATCTATTTTTAGGCCGCCACTCTTGACTATCTTCTCTGGGTTGATTCATCTCCTCAAACTTCTCAATAACATGCGAGAGAACTTCGTTTCTGAAAATGTCCTCTTTGCCAAACTTAAAAACATGAATACCGTGCGAGCGAGACTCTTCGCTGTCAAAAACCGCCGACACTTTTTCCAATGCACTTTGCTTAATGTCAGACTGAGAAGTGTCGCCAGTAATAATTAATTTGGAGAACTTCCCCAAACGAGTCATCACCAGAAGCAAATCGTGTTTATCTCCATTTTGAGCTTCGTCAAAAATGATATATTGACAAGCGAAAGAGCGTCCACGCAAGAACCCAATTGGGATAGTATGAAGTCTTTCGTCCTTTCTGAGAATATTAATCTCGGAGTCCGATAAAAACTCTGACAGTTTATCATCCAAAGGAGCCTGATACGGGTCTATCTTGTCTTCGATTGAGCCTTTGAGAAAACCGATATTATGAGTAGAGCTTTCTACAGGCTGTCTTAGGTAAAGAATGTCTGACACCCTTTTTTCATTAAGAGATTTGAGTGCCGCATACACCGCACAACAAGTTTTAGCAGAACCAGCAGGTCCGGTTACGAACACGATTTTAGTAGTCTTATCCTCTAGTATAGATAAAAGCTCTTTTTGCTTATCGCTCCAAGGCAACGCTCTGATTTTTAGTGCTGCTGAGATTTTATCGCGCTGGTGAACTCTAGGACTGGTATCTTCCACTCCTCCTCCGCTTGCCTTTGTTTTTTTCGACATCACTTATCATTACAGCGAAACGCCCCAATCCGCAACTAAAAGTTTGACAATTCTACAAAAACGTGTAAATTGCCCCACATGACACAAAAAGATGATAATCTTGAAGCTCCTGAAATCCCACGATTTGAGCGGGCGGGCTTCCAACTTCCCGATTTTGAACTAGAAGAGGGAGAGATTCACTATATTGACCTCTCAGATGAGTATTTTGAGATGGCTCCATTAGAGCATTAGCTTCGCGCTCGGCCTTTTTCCGTTCCCTATGCGCCTTAAATCTAACTAGCGCCTTCTCGCGATTTCGCGCATAATACTCGCGGTTTGTTTTGTTCTTTTGATTCTTAAACTTTTTTTGCCACTTCCTTTTTATAAAGATGACTTTCTCTGGGTTTAAGTTGTTCTTATAGCGGGCTTCCTCCGAATAGCAGGTTTTGCAGTATGGTCGGCGTGCGTATTTGTAGGTCTTTCCAACGTAGAACTTGTCAAGGGGCATCTCGCGCTGACAGCACTTACAAACCTTAGTAAGACCGGCGTCGGCTGGGTGCAGAGGCTTGTTTGAGCGCTTTTTATTTCGCTTTTTGCTCATCTCGCCGCCCTTTCATATACTCGCGCATATACTCGCGATATTCTTCGGGAGACTCGGCGCGATTCGCCACTACTTGAAGTTTGCGGGTGTCTTTATTATCCCCATAGTGGGCCGCCGACTTAATTGAGGAGCAGGAACGGCATACATATTGTAGCCCATCTTTGTTCTTGGACTGCTTACGAAAATCAGTGTTTGGCAAGGTTCGCTTGCAGCGCGTGCATTCTTTTGTGGAGACTTCCATCTCGCTATTTACACGGGTTTCTTGTTAGTTTCTGAAAGTTTCTTAAAATAAGTTGACGGGCGGCGAAAACACGATAGTATCTTGGGATATGGGAAATAGAGAACTTAAATTTAGAATCTGGGATAAAACGGGACGAAAATGGGCTGATAAAATGGGATTTTACCAAGACGGCGAACTTGGAGATTTCTCTGAGTGCTTTCATAATTCGGCGGGCCAGAATGGAGAGTATTTTGTCGCGCAACAATACACAGGTCTAAAAGATAAGAATGGCCGCGAAATCTACGAAGGAGACTTGCTCGGTCAACACCTTAATTTCTATTCTGTTGTTATGCCTAATTATTTTGAGGTCTATTGGAATCATCTATCTGCTAAATTTGAGACGAGCGTTCATCAGAACCATAGCAAGATGGTTGCGGTATATCCTGTTTGTGCTAGTGACTTTTTTCAAATGGAAGTTGTCGGCAATATCTTTGAGAACCCAGATTTATAATAAATATGCAGCGCGAATTAAAATTTAGAGTGTGGATTACTCCGTGGGGGAACGGGGAGTCATACATGGAAAATATTAAAGACATGAACTTACACGTTTATTTCGGAAACTGGGAAAGGGGCGGATATAAAAACGCTGTTTTCCAGCAATATACGGGAATTAAAGATAAAGATGGCCGCGAAATCTACGAGGGAGATATAGTAAAACTAGATTTGCATATTGGCGTAATTACATTTTTAGTGGAAAATGGTTGTTATACCTTAACTCATCCAAAATATCCAGCTTTTAGACACGATTTATATGTTTATGGGAATGAGTTAAGAGAATACAAAATTAATACAAACAGAATGGAAGTTATTGGTAACATTTTTGAAAACCCTGAATTATGCGCGAAATAAAATTTAGAACTTGGGACACTGCCGGTAAATTCTTTGAATACTTTGATTTACATGAAATTCCTCATGGCTGCGCGACCTGCCCATATACCGCCCAGCAATTCACAGGAATCAAAGATAAGAATGGAAAAGAGATTTACGAGGGAGATTTACTAGCTCGCCCGCTATATCACCTTCCTGTTTATTTTGAAGTTTACTGGAATAAGCCTGCCGCTAGATTCAATACTAGGCTCCATAGACACCATAATAAAATGATAGCGACCTATCCTATTGTTGCTGACGATTTTTGCAATCATGAAGTCGTCGGCAATATCTTTGAGAATCCAGAACTTTTAAAACACAGCAAATATGAACAGAGAGCTAAAATTTCGAGTTTGGTGCCCGCTTCGTAAGCGGTTCGCCCTGAATACTGAGGATGGATACATTTATCAGGGAGAGGATTTTAGCAATGGGGAATTCTGGGTTGGCTGTGGCGACGATGGAGCTATTCAGCAGTCAACGGGTCTAAAAGACGGCTTGGGCCGCGAAATCTACGAGGGAGATATAGTGAAAACCCGCCCAGACCACATCTCTCTACTATTCTGCGATGTGGGCGAATACTCTGCGGGCGAGGTTCGCTGGTGGAACGAGGGTTTCGCGCTATGCCAAAAGGGAGTCGGGGCCACTAGAATTAATGAATATGTAATGTGCGATTGTTGCCCATGCGGGCTGGAGATTATTGGCAACATTTTTGAGAATCCTGAATTATGCGCGAACTAAAATTTAGAATGTGGACGAAAATTGGGCGAGGGTGGGTGATTGGAGAGGATATATACGAAAGGTGGGGAGTCTTTACCCCATATAATACGCTAGTTAATTCTTTTGGAGAATCCGATTTGAATTGGCAGCAATTTACGGGGCTAAAAGACAAGAGTGGCAAAGAGATTTACGAGGGAGATATTATTAAATATACCCAGCACCTTTTCAATACGAATCCCGACAATTTCCCCACAAAAACAAAAGAAGTTAAGTGGCGGGCGAGTCCGGGCGCTTGGAATGTTTACGAAACGGCGACTGGAGAATCTGACGTTGAGATAATTGGGAATATCTTTGAGAACCCAAACGCACTACAGACAACGCAATGAGTGTTCACGATGAATCTTGGGATAGACCGACCTGCGAATATTGTAACCAAACAATAGCGTTCGGTTCGCGTACTAATCATGCCAACTGCCGCTTCGCTAAATACATAGGCAAGAAAGTTGTTTTAAATGTTAAACTAGATAAAATGCCGCCGTTTTGGTTCTCGTCTATGGTCAGGGACGCCCAAGAGATTCTCGAAGAGGGGCGAGAATACACAGTTAAAAATGTGAATCCCGCAAGTAGCTGGTGCGCGGTCGTCCTAGAGGAAGAGCCCGCTAAAGAATTTAATTTAGGCTGGTTTAACCTAATTGGAGAAGCGGCTCCTAATCCAGTCGGGAATCTTGACTGGTAATATGGGATACGTTGAATTAGCTAAAGGGGACCGCCAATTTTAATTTACGAGTATTTTTGAATCCGCCTTCTGTGTCACCCGCCGCCAATATCGCTTTCCGCGCACCAAAAAGCGCCGTATTCGCAAGAAGTGGGCGGCCCGCCGCGAGAACTGGAAAGAAACGCCCGCTGCATATCTTGTTAATGGGGCGCTATATTGTCATCCGTCTATAGCCCAAAAGATTAGAGAGTCGGCGTTAATTTCTAAAACCATATGAAATGTTTAGTCCTAGACACGGCTACAAATCGCCTAAAATGGCACGGCGGCCCAGACACCTTTAACTGGAGTCAAAATAACTGGAGTTGCGACTGTAATAGGATGTCCCTGTTCGGAGATTCTCCAGAAGAGGACGAGGGCTACTGCTTGGGTGCCCGCCGCTATGTTATTGTTGATTATTTACTGGAAGACGAGGACGACTATAACCTCTCTTTTGATGAACTAAACAGTAGTTATCCAAAAGAAGTAAGAACGGCGGCATACAGGCAATATTCAATATTTAAAGAAAATATACAGGAGTTAGGTGGGCGTTAATTTCTGAAACTCTATGCCCAAAACACCCGCCCAAATAAAACCAAACTATTCGCCGGTCTATGCGGCGGCCCTATACCCAGATTTGGCCGCTATTTGCATTAAACATGGATATGCTCTCGCCGTTCATGGCTCGCTCGCCCGCGACTTTGACCTAGTTGCCGTTCCTTGGGCCTCCCAAACCTCGCCGCCCGAGGTAGTTTTAGAGGAAATCACTGAGACTTTCTGTATTCAGTTATTGGGGGGTGCGGAAAAGAAGGGTGATAGGCGTATTGCCTATTCAATAGCGGTTGGCTTTGGCGAGTGCTGTTTGGACTTCTCATTCATGCTTGATGATGTTAATTACGCTCGCTTTGAACCTCTTAAGAGTTAGTTTCTGACTCGCTCTCTATAGAAGGGTGTTTTTTTTGACTTATGGGAATAAGAAACTCGCCCCTGTGATACAAGAGTTACATCCATTGGAATAGCAAATAATAAGTGTTAATTTCTGAAACCATGAGTCTCACTAAGCTCTGGTAAATTTTCAGTTCTTCTCTGTAGAAAGGGATTCTCGTCCTCTATATACCCCTCACTTCTGATAAAGAACTCTATCATAGATAGAAAACAAAATACGTTAGTTTCTGAAACTCTTGGGTTTAAAATCTCCAAAGCTTGTTTCATATACCCCGCCCCGCCCCGCCAAAATTAAGATATTAACTTCGTTCTCGATGGTCTGTTCGCGGCCCTTATTTCATTTTTAAGATTTCTAACGGAGCTTCCGCAATAAGAATCGAGCTTGTCAAAGTTTTCCTTAGACGTTAGCGGTCTTAGATTAGTATAATGGAAACACTCCATAAACGCGGGTTTCGTGTCTAGAATAAATACGGCACATGGTTTGATATGGTCCAGACACCAAAAAGACCCATAATTGTGCCAACCCATTTCACTAGAAAACTGAGTTTCGACATAATTTTTGAAATCTTGGAGGTTAGTTAGACCTAACGCTTCCCTCCACCACTTACCAGAGCCGTT